ATTATTCCACTCTAGCTGTTTGGCAATTGCTTGGCCAGCTGCATTAGTTGCATTATTTGGATCAGCAGTGATTTGTTTCGTAGGTACAGCAAATCCGTTATACAATCCTAAAGCGCCCATTGCTTGGTTAGTTCCAAGTGTCACACCGTCTGGTGTTGCGATCAGATCAGTCTTGTGGTCGGTAGGTAGTGTTAAAATACCAGACACCGCACTAGCAATAGCACTCTTGGTCTTATCTTCTGCATCTAAATTGACTACGTGAGCCATACCAGTTAAAGAGTCAACTGCAAGCCGTACACGTTCAGCCTTATCGCTAGCAGCGTCCTTTAAGATCAGTTCTTTCTGCTCTGGTGTGAGTGTGTTCCAGCGTTCAATGATCGCAGTAGCACGTTCACCAGATGATAAGAAGTCAGTATTCTTCATTAAGAGTTCTTTAACTTCCGCTGGCATAGCATTGTATTGTTCTAACAATGTTTTATTATCAAGGATGGCTTGCATACCTTGATTGTTGCCGACCACAAGTTCTTTTTCTTGTGGGGTTAAACTATCCCACTTACCAACCTCAACCAGCGCTTGTCCGATCGTCATCTTAGCGTTAGTCTCAAGGTTTGCGTGCTTGAGGATAAACTGCATATTCTCCCAGCCATTTTCGGCTTGGAGTGCTTTAGTTACTTCCTCTTGTGCATTGGTTTTGACTTGCCCAGTCTTAGGATCAAATACCAATCCATTCCATAGGTTGTTAGCATCTTTGGTCTCCTGCGACATATTTTGTACGCTTTTAGCGACCATACCAGATGAACGACCTACGATGTCAGCAAATTGGTCTGCCTTGGCCATCATCTTGTCATAATCAAGTCCAAGCTCTGCCCAATCCTTGCGCATCTGGTCAAAGTACATCTTACGTTGTTCATCGTTACCGAAGTTAAGAGGTACTTTCTTACTCCACTCTTTTTGAAGTTCTGCATACTCACGGCCATAGGCTTCCATTTTGGTCTTGTGTTGGGCATTTAATTTTTCCATTTCCTTATTGTATTCGGACTGGCTATAAATTCCCTTTTCGTGAGCATCTTTCAATGCAGTCACTTGCTCATCGTAGAGTTTCTGTTCCTCTTTGAGCCATTTAGCTACGACTCCTGTACCTTTACGTAACTGCGTTTCATTCAGATCACTGATCTGGCCATTCATGGCTTTCACAATTGCGGTACGTTCATCGGCAGAATACTTCTGCAATGACAATTGCTTATCAATAAATTGATTTTCGTAGTCAGAAATAATCGCTTGTTCTTCGCGAGTAATCTTTCTGTGTTGGTCAGATGCATTTTGATAAATCTGTACAATCTCATCTGTCATCGACTGGATGTTTTTCTTTTGCTGTTCTGCTTGCGCTACAGCACGTTTTTGGATTGTTTCATTCGCACCAACCTTTTCAAGCCCTTTAAGAGTTTTCTCAAGGTCTTTGTCAATCGCTTTCTGGATATCATCGGCAAGCCCTTGCACACTCTTACGTACATTTTCAACCGCTTGTGCGCCACCTTGCCCAAAGCCTACGGTAGCTTGATGCACTTCATCGACTTTGGATTTTAACCGTGATAATTCTTGGTCTTGTAGCTTGCTTACGCTTGTACCCCACGTTTGAGTGCGTTCGTTTGCGTCTGCCATTTCTTTTGCTACTGTAGCAATCACACCAACAGCAACACCGCCTATTAGGACTCCCCAGGTGACAGGGTTCCCAAGCAGTGCGATCCCTTTTGCTAATAGACCAGTAGAAGCTACTGCACCTTCTGCAGCAGTGCTAGTTGCAGTGATTCCGGTTGTTGCAGTTTTAAATGCAGAAGAAAGACTGCTACCTTGTTTAAATAGTTGGAATGTCTTGCCTAATACAGAAAGCCCACCACCGACTTTACCAATACCTTGAGTGAGGAAGCCGATACCTTTAGTGATTCCTCCGATAACTCCGATACCTTTGCCAAGGATTGATAAGGCTGGACCTGCGCCTGCTGCAAGCAATCCCCATTTAATGATATTTTGCTGTTGAGACTCGCTCATTTCACTAAAAGCCTTGGCCATGTCAGCCAGTTTTGAAATCCATGGTTTCACAGCCTGCAAACCTGAATTCATAGCTTTTAACAATGGACCACCAAATTCAATTGCCAGATCAGTCACCTGGTTCTTAAAGATCTTCAACTGGGATTCTGTTGTCTCGTAACGTTTCTTAGCTTCGTTTGTGAGAGCTGTATTTTCTTTCCACGCACTATTTGACCTACGGACAGCGTCTCCCATCTTATCCGATGCAGATGCAAGAGATTTCAGCATATTACCTTGACGAATACCTGTCATTCCAAGTTCATCAAGAATACCGTCCATATTCTTGCCTTCATCGTGTGCACGTTGTAGACCTTTAATAAAGGCTTGCAATGCATCTGCTGGTTTTTGTTTCCAAGCTGTAGAGAATTGCTCTGCCGTCATTCCTGCAGTTTGTGCGATCACTTCTAATTTCTCTTTCGCACCTTTACCAACACCAGCTACTGCCTTACCGATACCAGTAAGGGTCTGGTTCATCGCAGTTCCCCCTGCTTCTGCTTCGATACCTACACTACTCATCGCAGTCGCAAGACCAAGAATTTCTGGTGTAGTCAAACCAGCTAGCTTACCGCCTGCTGCCAAACGGTTGGTCATTTCGACAATATCACGCTCTGTTGTGGCAAAATGGTTGCCAAGATCTACTACTGCTGATCCAAAATGCGCAGACCAGGTACCCAGATCTTTCCCAGAAACTTGCATGATATTCCCGATTTTAGCAATTGATGATGCTGCTTCTTCAGAACTTAAGTTTGTAGAGACACCAAGATTGATCATGGTCTTAGAAAAGTCCTTGATTGCTCCAATTGGTACCCCTAATTGTCCAGCTGCTTCCGCAACGTTTGCAATTTCAACTGCACTTGATGGCATTTCTTTTGCCATCTCACGAATACTAGCAGATAGTTTATCGAACTGTTGCGGTGTTCCATCTACAGTCTTTTTGACTCCTGCAAATGCAGTTTCATAGTCGATTGCAGCTTTTAAGGCAAATCCAGCACTTGCAATCAATGGAGCTGTTACTCCTTTGGTTAGTGTCCCTCCAAAGTCAGAGACATTTTTTCCAAATTTTTGGATATTGTCTCCACTTTTAACCAAATTCTTCCCAAGGGCTTCCATTTTACCTGAAAAGCTATTTTCACGTCCAACAGCTTTCAAGGCTTGCTCTACTTTGTAGAGTTGTCCTTCCATTGCTGATAATTTTGCATTTTCTCGCTCAATATCAGCAGCGGCTTTGTCAAATTTAGCAGATCCAGGATCAAGTTTATCGAAGTTCTGCTTCATCTGATCGAGTACTTTTTTTTGCGCTTCAATGGCCTGTCCTAAAGACTTATATTTTGCTTTTAGGAGTTCTGTACTCTTACCATTGTTTTTCAATGTGCTATCGAGCGCTTTGACATTATTTTGGAAATACTTCACAGCGTTCTTTGCACTTGTTAAGCTAGGATTGAACTTTGACACGTCCAGCCCTAGTTCTATATACATTTGTCCTAGTGGCGTTCCACCTGCCATTTTTCCTCCTTTTACAAACAAAAAAGCCCAAAGAGGCTTTATGCTTCCATTTCTCCAAAAATGTCAGCCAGATCTAAAGACGCATTTTCGGTTTGATCTTTATCAAGATCAATAATTCCGATCAGATCTTCCCAGCTTAATTCCATCACATCATGGACATTCATGTTATATGGTCCATCAGCAACTTCCTTAACGAATTTGTAGAAACGTTTTAATGCGTTTTTAGGATCTATTTTTTCCCCTTTGGGTCTACATCACCCACAAGATGAGCATAGATTTCAGTGAACACTTCAATGATTTTTGCGAAATCAGTATGTTCTAGCAATTGCTCTACTGTCACATTTTCAAATAGTGACGCAATGAAGCCTAATTGTTGATCCAATTTTTCAACTTCTGTCTTATCTGATGTGAGTGAGTCGTTTAGTACAAGGTAATCACGATAATCACGAGTAGTAATTTCTTTACTAGAGTATAGTACATCTTCTCCAGCATCATTCTTCATGGTAAATGTAATTTTTGACATTGTTTGCCTTTCTATAATTAAAAAAGCACCGAATGGTGCTTATTTCATTTTGTCCAAATTTTATTTAAAAATTCAATTTTATTAACATCATTATTGGAATTATCTTTGTTCATTGCATAGACTATTGCGATAGTTGCCTTTCCTCCAGCTCTAATCACAACACTTTTTTTAGATTGGACTGCAACAGTGTCGTCATTAGTGATTACAGAATCGTATGCAAGATAATTCCCTTTATCATCACTTACAAGTATTTTACCTGGATTGATTTCAATGTTCGAAGAATCATTGTTTGTAATGGCTAGCGTTACTGTGACTGGTATAAAGCTGTTTGAATCATGTTCCATAGCCAGCATTCCAGAGGTTTGTTTTTTGGGTTCATTGACTGTGATTTGAGTTTTGTCAAATAGAACTCCGTCCCCAAATTTGTAGCTACTCAATGAATTCATCCCAAGAACAAATTCATTTGCTTCCAGAAATAAATCGTGATCTACATTTGATACGTATGTAGAGAGCTTGTCTTTTACCATCACAGCTCTATCTTTTTCTTCCTTTACGCTCTCTAATTCCTTGTGTGCCTTAGAAAGTTGATTATTGGAATTTACGAGCATAATAGCAAGTACAATAGAAACTAGCGTGATCATAATTGTTAATGTTATTAAAACTGTATTTTTCTTATTTTTCATAACAAAACCTCCACAACTTATTATATCAATAATTGTAAAGGTTTACAACGATATAAAGATAAATAAAGGGGCTAAATGCCCCAATTATTATCCTGCTACTGCCATACCAAGTTTAGCTTTCAATTTCTTGATTTTTGTTTCATCGCTACCGAAGTACATTGTACCGTACTTATTCTTGGTTTGCTCATCAGTGCTTGCGCCTGCGGCGAATGATACATCTGTAGTAGCAAGCTCTTCAGCTTTATCTTTGATCGTGTTAAGATCGATTGCATCCATTGACAGATTTCCTTTGTAGAAACCGTAGTAAGCTCCACTACCATCTGCGGTATTTGATTCGAGCAAGATCGCAACATCTTTTGAAACTGTGTCAGCTCCAAAGTCAAGGATGTCATCATCGTTTTCGTAGCCGAGAGCTTTAACGTAAAGTGCTACTGGGATGTCCAAGAGGCCAAGCTCTACCTTGACATCTCCTACTCCACGGTTGTTTACATGGTAAGCGATGTTGCTTCCAAATGTTTTTGTAGGGTCAACTGCAAGACCAGAGATCTTAGCGGTTTGAGTCGCACCTTCTCCTTTTTTACCCTGGATGATGAAGAGGTTTTCTCCTTCTGTTGGGGTTTGATTACCATCCAAAATGCGAACTGTCAAACTTTTAAAACCGACTGTCGCTGTACCTTGTTTTTGTTGTGTCATTTTAAATTTCCTTTCTAATAATCGTCATACAGTTTGCTCTTCCCTTTGTAGGTCCTAGCATCTGCATAGCGTTTGATTTCAGGGATCCATTCATCTAGGCCCCCAGCAATTTGGTAGAATCCTTGCGATTCCATCACCTTTTCGACTAACCTTTGCAATTTTTTGCATTCAATTCGGTTGGTCGATTCAACGTTGATTTGATAAAGAAATGTTTTCGAAAAGCTTGTATTACTTCCCTGGTCACTTTGGATAGGTGGCCCTAGTGGGATAATAACAATACTCGTCTGATCTGTTGGTAAGGTTTCAGGACGCCAAATGATTTGATAGTGATCTTAGAAAGTTCCTCATCGCTCATCAGAGCATCATATATTTCTGATATCTTGTCTTTAATCATCCAAGCCCTTCTCCTTTCAATTTAGTTGCTAACCTATATTTAAATTTTTCTTTGTTGGCTTCCGAAAATCTTCGAATAACACCGAATCCCCTTGGATGGGCCTTTTTTGCATATCCGAATTCATTCAAATGCTCCAACCTCCAACGTGAACCAGCACCAAAACCAAGCTTAACCATTGGCACTCCTTCAAAAGCACCCGTTACATTTCCGACTGTTGCGCTTTCGATTGTTTCTCCGGTTTTTCTGAAAACCTCTAGAGCTACTTGAAAGTCTTCAAGCGTTTCAGTTGCTGCGCCTTTCAAAGCTCTATTCGCAGACCTTCTCACTTTCGCATCGCCAAGCTTTGCTTCTAAATTCCGGATGACTTCATCGAAGCCTCTTAATGTGGCACCACTAGTCATTTGATCCACCAATAACAACAATTAAATAATCACGGTTGTCATAGTCAGGACGAACGTCAATGATCTGCCATTTTTTATTTTCTAATCGGTGATCATTCACTTGTACGAAATGCTTATTATCAGGTTGATAGCTTGTTAAGGGATCTCTTATTTTTAAGGTCATCTTTGCAGTCATCGATTTTCCTGTTGAAATTTCGATATCCTTTAAACTAGGTGAGTAGATTTTTGCGAATGTATAAAACACTTTCTCAAAACTCACATCTCTGCCATCTAATCCTTCAAGTACTTTTGAGTTATAAAACTCTACTGGAGTTCTTAATTCGCTTGTATTGGTTTCTGGTTTCTTGTATTTAAATTCAGGTTTATTCATCTTCCACAGCTACATCTTCGTTTGGATTGTCCGAAGCTACTAAATCGTATTCTTTAACAAAATCAGGTAATTTCTTCATCAATTCGTTTTTTCGATCATCATCAACTTCAAAAATGTCTCCAACGTGTCGGACAACATTTTCTTTCAAGTCAAAGAAATCTTGGATTGTTTCTAGCACTCTTTTCCTCCTATTGGGTGA